ACTGTGCTGGGACGCGCTACGTACCACGACTATTTGTGCGTCTACCAGAACGTCGGCGTTGGGTCTGACATCGACGGCAACCGGCCTACGATCGGTAGGGGCGTTGTGCTGTACCCCGGCGCTAAGGTGCTGGGTAATACCATCATTGGGAACAACGTATTCATCACCGCCAACACGGTGGTGCAGAATGTTGTTGTGCCGGACAACAGCGTCGTGTTCCCAGATGTTAATTCATGCAATTGGAAGCCCACCAAGCGCGATGTTATCCGCGATATTTTCAAGGTGACGAATGAGTAAGCACTTAAAAAAGATGCGGATCAACATTACGATCACGCCGGATTTGCTAAAGCGGATTGATAAGGCTGTGACGCCGTATGAGCGCAGCCGGTTTATCAACGCGGCCTGCCAAGAAGCTCTCGATAAGATTAAGCGGGTAAGGGGTCAAAATGAGCGTTCTGTATCTCATCACAGCACGGGGCGGTTCCAAGGGCGTACCGGGGAAGAACCTGCGTAAGATCGGCGGGATGTCTCTGGTGGCGTGGAAGGCCAACGCGGCCAAGCAGGTTATCACGGGCAACGACCGGCTGGTTATCTCGACCGAGTGCCCCGAGATTCAGAAAGAGGCTCTTCGCAATAATGTTGAGGTGCCCTTCACTCGGCCAGCCGAGTTGGCGACCGACACGGCATCCAGCGCGGACGTTATCAAACATGCGCTGCGTGCGCTGAACACTTACCACGACACTGTGGTTTTGCTGGAGCCGAGCGCGCCGTTTACGACGCCGGAACATTTTATAACGGCGCTGACGATGAAAGAGGCGAAGGACGCGCATTTGATTGTTGGGATGAAGCACACGGAGCCGCATACGACTTTTATCGGTGAGCAGCCCAATGATGATTTTGTAACGCCCATCATTGTTAAGATGGACCGCGTTGGCCGCAATCTGCGCCGCCAGGATTTGCGTCAGGAGTGGACGATGAACGGCGCGTTGTACGTATTCGACACGGATATGTTTATGGAAACCGGCAGCATTTACGGCGGAGCGCGCAATTACGGTTTGCTTATGGACCGCTGGAATAGTATTGAGATTGATACTCTGTACGACTTGGAAATGGCTGAGTACGCCCACGGCAAGGGGTACGTGTTTTGACGTTTATCATTGCGGAAGCTGGGATAAATCATTGCGGGTCTTTGGACCGCGCATTGAAGATGGTCGAAGTCGCGGCGGACGCGGACGCTGACGCGGTTAAATTCCAGTCATTCACGGCGTCGAAGCTTGGGTATGACGCTGATGTCGTGAAGTGGCTCAGTGGCATGGAGTTGTCCAAGGACGACCACTACAAGCTTAAGGCCAAAGCAGAGCGTTGTGGGATTCAGTTTATGTCCACGCCGTTCAGCGAGGAGTGGGTGGACTTCCTTGTTGAGATTGGCGTGAAGCGGCTGAAGATTTCATCCGGCAAGGCCAAGGAGCCAGCGTTCGTTGATTACGCCAGAAGGACCGGCCTGCCGTTAATCATCAGCACCGGCATGATTAATTACGCGCAGATGTTGGCTGTGACATGCCCAGAAGATTGGGTTCTCTATTGCGTGTCGAAATATCCGACGCCTCTCAACAAGGTTGATTTCAGGAACTTGTCCAGGCTTGAGAAGCTGTTCCCCATATGGGGGTTCTCGGATCATACGGTTGGGCACGGCGCTGCGGTTATTGCAGCCGCTTCCGGCGCGAAGGTGATCGAGAAGCACTTCACGATGGACCGGAAATTATTCGGGCCGGATCAAGTATGCAGCCTTGAGCCGGATGAACTGAAGCAGATGATTACGGAGATACGATCGGTATGATCCGCGACATTGACCTGAGAGATTTGCTGCCGCGCAGTCATGTCGTTCGCGATATGACGACGGTTGCTGAAATGTTGAGGGGCAAGCGTGTTGTCGTGACCGGCGCGGGCGGGTCGATCGGGTCTGAGTTATCGCGACAGATCAGCCGGTTTTATCCGAAGGAATTGGTGCTGGTCGATAACTGCGAGTTCAATCTGTATTCGATCAGCGAGCAGATACCGTCCGCGACCGCGATTTATGCAGACATCAGGGATTCAAATTCCGTTTGCTTGTTCATTGGGAACAAAGCCGACCAGATTGTTTTCCATGCGGCTGCGATGAAGCATGTGCCGCTGGTAGAGGAAAACCAGGCAGAGGCCGTAAGGACTAACATCTTAGGCACAACGAATGTTGCCGTGGCGTGTTTGAAGGTCAACACCCACCGGCTCGTTATGATTTCAACGGACAAGGCTGTTAAGCCGACTAGCTTTATGGGCAAGACCAAGCGCGGGGCGGAGAACATTTGCCGGGAGGCTGGGTATACAGTTGTCCGGTTCGGCAATGTGCTCGGCTCTTCCGGCTCGGTTGTCCCGCTGTTTGAACGCCAGATTAAGAATGGTGGCCCGGTTACGGTGACGCATGAGGATGTTGAGCGGTACTTCATGTCGATTGATGAGGCTGTCAGTCTTGTGCTTCATGCGGCGACAGGTGAGCCGTCCACGTATGTTTTGGACATGGGCCAGCCGGTCAAGATCATGGACTTAGCGAAGGACATGATTCGCCTTGCGGGCAAGATGCCGGGGTCTGAGGTCGAGATAAAGATTGTGGGGATGCGCCCCGGTGAACGTCTTCAGGAGGAGTTGTTCTACGACTCAGAAGTTGTCGAGAAGTTCTCCGTGGACGGCATATGGAGGGTGAGAGATGACGCAGCGTAATGTGCTGATTACGGGGAGCGCCGGACACCTTGGGCGTGCGCTGCGGGCTGCGTTTGAGGCGCAGGGGGATGTTGTGACGGGTGTTGATACGCACAATGCGGAATTTTTATGTGACCTAGAAAGCATGACTCCTGTCGGAAATATTTACAAACATTTTCCAACTGACAAGTTCGACATTGTTGTTTGCAATGCCAAACTTAAAAGCTGGATTTCTCATAACCGGCTTGCGGGCTTTGCCACATCCTCCATCATCAACATCGCCTCCATCTACGGCGCTCTCGGCCCCGATCCCATGATGTACTACGGCACGGAGATCGAGCAGACGCCCGCATGGTACGCCGCTAGTAAGGGCGCGATGATTGCGCTGACAAAACACCAGGCCACAACGCTGGCTCCTGTGCGGAGCAATGCCATCATCCTTGGCGGCATCTTCCGCGACCACAGCGACGTTTTCCGCGAGCGGTATGAGGCTAAGGTGCCACTGTGTCGCATGGCGACTGAGCAGGACGCGGTAGACCTGTGCCTGTTCCTGGCGAGCGATAAGGCGAGCTACATCACTGGCGCGTGTATCCCGTGCGACGGCGGACTGAGTGCAATGGCATGACGATGAACGAATCGGAAATTTTGGATAAGATTGACGACACAAAATCCAGAAAGAGAGTTGCCGAGCGCGAGCTTAGTGTTTTTGACGAATCCATTATTACCGCCAACATTTATTCTGATCGTCTGACTGTCGCGAAGTTGAGAAGCGGGTGGAAAAGAGTCAAAGCTGCAAAAAAGCTAAGAGAGCCGTTTCAAAAAAATGTTGAGCAAATCAGCGTTGATCTTTTTTGTCTAAGGGCTGAGTTGAACCGGGTCACTAACCTGAAGAAATATTTAAGATCGCGGAAATGACTGATATTGCCGTAGCCATCATTGGGAGCGGTAGCCATGCGAAATTATTGCAGAATTTTTTCGATGGTAAGGCCGTTCTTTGCGCGCCGTCTGCGGTGCCGAAGGACACCTTTGTCTGTATCGGTATCGGGAATGTACCGGAAATCGGTAAAAGCGATTTGAAGACAAGGCGTACCATTTATCAAAAGTTTGAAAACCGGATGCTTGGTGTTCAATATAAACATTCGGTAATTCTTGGGAACGTCCACGACAGTTGCCAGATCATGCCGGGTGCGATCGTTAACCACGGTGCGAATGTGCATGAAAACGTTATTCTCAACACCGGCTCGATTGTCGAGCATGACTGCTCGATCGGCGCTCATTGCCACATCGCCCCCGGTGCGGTTGTGCTTGGCGGTGTCCGCATTGGGGAAGAGACTCATGTCGGCGCGAACAGCGTTATTTTGCCGGGGATGAGAATCGGTCGCGGGTGTGTTATCGGGGCTGGCGCGGTTGTGACTGATGATATGGATGATTACCAAACTTGGATCGGGCATAAGCTCTATGAGTGATTTCAGCCAAGTCGTTGTCGTATCCCCCACCCGCGCTGAAGACGGGCCGCTGAAGTCTGTGATCGCGGAGATGCCGGGATGCTCCGTGGCCCAGTTTGATTCAGAGGGTATGTCGCCCGATGTCGCTGTGGCCCGTGCTATTACGTACTTTACGGTTGTCTTCAAATCTAACAACCCGAAGCTGGTTGTTGTGCTAGGCGACCGCTATGAGACACATGCGGCGGCGCTCGCGGCGCACTTTTTGCGGATACCGATTGGGCATATTCATGGGGGCGAGACGACGACGGGGGCGTTTGACGATGCGTTGCGGCATGGGATTACGCATATGGCGGGAAACGACGGGCTGCACTTTGTGGCGCACCATCCTGCGTGGCTGCGCGTCATGGACATGGTGCCGTTTGCCAAGAATGTTCATACGTTCGGTGCCCCCGGCCTCGACACCATCGCGCAAGGGAGCGCAACGCGGGGCCAGAAGGGATGGCGAAAAATTATGGGAGTCAAGACGATTGTGGTGAGCTATTACTCCGAAACATGCTCGCCCGATTGCGGTCTGGCTAACCTTGAATCAATGCTAAAGGCATTGGTTAAATATACAGGCGATCACGCGATCTTCTTTAGCCGGGTGAATAACGACCCCGGCTCGGATGCTATTGAGGACGGCATCAATGCTTTTATCAAAACGTATCCAACGTCCGCTTCTTGGATTTCTCCCAACACCCGCGAGCAGTACCTGCATCTGCTGGAGCACGCCGTTTTTGCAATTGGCAACTCTAGCTCGCTGGTGATCGAGTGCCCGTGGATTGGGGTGCCGAGTGTGTTGGTGGGGCTACGCCAGGACGGTAGGCCGATGGCGAACTCTGTGTTTCAATCAAACTATGGCAGCGTCACTGAAACCGAAGCCGCAATTAACAGTGCGATGGTATTCACCAAGGCGTTTGGCCCCATCTACAAAGGCGGCTCTGCCCACAAGATCGCCGGAGTCATCAGGGGGTGGCTAGATGAGAAAGCCTGACGGGCTAACTCAATTAAACACTAGAGTTGCTATCGGCTTAATTGACGAATTGGATAAATTTTGCGATGATAACTTGCTGTACAAAAAGAACGTAATCGAATTAGCGATACGAAGATTTCTAGCTGCTGAGAAGAGCAAGGTTGGGAAATCTTAAACCCAGCGATAGCACCCCGCTGGGGCGACCGAGAGAACGGTGCCCCCCACCGTCCCGCCCTCTTGGTCGCACACTTTTAGGAAAGCAACATGCTGTCGATCCCGGTTGATTTAGAAAAAGACGCTCTGTTTGTAAAAATCTTTTTGCAAACTGGCGATGCCTTGGATGCGTGTAAGCGCGCTGGATTTATTGTGCATGGGTACAACGATCGCATCGTTGCTGAATACCTACTCGACCGGCCCGACATCCAAGTTGCGCTGCGGGCGGCTAAAGAATCAGAAACCCGCAAGACGGCTCCGGTAGACATAACTCGCGAAAGCATCATTTCTGATTTGGACGTTATCCATCAGTCCGCGATGATCGAGAAAGACTATACGCCAGCGATCGCCGCTAAGAAATTGCAGGCAACTTTGATGGGGATGGTTCAGGAGAACATACAGATTACGCATAATCTGGATGTGACCCGTATGACTGACGCGCAATTGGTACAGATGATTGCTGCCAAATCGCGGCAGGAAGACCTGAAAATGATTGATGTGACCCCGGTTGGTCTGGGGCAGATTAGTGTCTCAAAGTGAGCTAACTTTAGACCAACTGGCCGCAGAGCTTTTGCGGCGGCGTCATGCGCGAGAGAACTTCTCTGATTTCATGGCGTACATGCACGGCATAGCTCCGCCGCGTCATATGAAGTTCCTGTGCGATAAGCTGCAAGAGAAGATGGAGCGCAAGGGCGACCGTATGTTGGTCTGCTTCCCGCCGGGGCATGGAAAATCTACGGTTTCGTCGCTTTATTATCCGGCGTTCTATTTGTCCAAGAACCCGACGCACAACATCATTGTCGTCAGCCATACGGAATCGTTCGCTGAACAGTGGGGCCGTAAGGTCCGCAATCTGATGATGTCGGACGAGTACAAGCTTTTGTTCCCAGAGATTGAGGTGTCGGACGACAGCCGCTCCGCTGGCCGGTGGGACCTGAAGCAAGGCGGCTCGTACTACGCGACGGGCGTGGGCGGCACGGTGACTGGGCGAAGGGCAGACTGCGTAATCTGCGACGATTTGCTCAAAGGTATTGACGACGCAGAATCAAAAACTGTCCGCGATAATATGTGGGACTGGTGGGGCTCGGACTTATCAACCCGCCTGAAACCTAGCGGCATCATGGTTGTGATTGGGACGCGGTGGCATCTTGATGACATCATTGGCCGGATCATGGCTGCTGAAAAGCAGAAGGGCGGCGACAAGTGGGAGAAGGTTGTTCTGCCCGCTTTGGCGAAAGAGAAAGACCCGTTAGGCCGCAAGCCCGGTGAGGCCCTTTGGCCGGAGTGGGAGAACGAGAAGGCCCTAGCCCGTAGACGGGCACAGCCGTCCATGACGGCCCGCCAGTGGGAAAGCCTGTACCAGCAAAGCCCGGTGCTTGAGTCCGGTAACGTCATCAAGCGCGAGTGGATCAAGATTTGGAATCAGAAAGACCCGCCGAAGTGCAGCTTCATTGTCCAGAGTTGGGACACGGCGATCACGGCGAAGAACAAAAGCGCGTTTTCGGTCTGCCTGACCTTCGGTGTGTTTAAGGAAGACAAGACCGATTTGCCGTCCGTGATCCTGTTGTCCCGTTGGCGGGGGCGTGTGGATTACCCAGAACTGCGTAAGATGGCCCAACGGCTCGCGATTAACTATCTGGACGACAACATGGAAGTTCCCATGTCTGGGAACCGTAAAAAGCCGCCGGATATGATCCTGATTGAAGCTAAGGCTACGGGCGAGCCGTTGATTGCTGACCTTAACCGGGCGGGGATTTCTGCAACCCGGTTTAATCCGAATAAGCACGGGGATAAGAACGCCCGCTTGATGCTGGTTACGGACATATTTGAGAACGGTCGGTTTTATGCCCCCGGCCTGCCGCCGATGTACACGCTTCCAAGGCGGTGGGCGGAGGAATATATTAATTCCCTGCTTGCCTTCCCAGCGTCCGACTCAAGGGACGATGCCGACGCGACCAGCCAGGCTATTATTCGGATGAAGACCAGTGGCTGGATTAAAAACAGTTTAGATGTTATTGATGAAGCACCATTTCGCTACACTGAGCGCGCATCTGGGGCACTTTACGGGTAACTTAGCCCGTCTTTTTGTATTTTAGGCAAGTCTGTATGGCGTTAGACCGCGCAACGACTTCTGGCTTAGGACTTAACGACATTACCGGCGAGAACGCTGGCGGCGAGGACGTTAATGTCCCGCAAGACGACCTGAAGTTTGCCGAAGGCGCGTCTTTTACACCGGAAGAGGACGGCGGCGAAACGATCGATTTCGCACCGGAAGAAGAAAGCACTGAGCCGGTGGCTCACGACGATAATTTGGCTGAACATATGGAGGATTCCGACCTCCAGGCGATCGCCAACGACATTATCGACTACGTTAAGGAAGATCGGGACACTCGTTCCGACTGGGAAAGCATGTTGTCCCAGGGCCTGACGTATCTTGGCCTGAAGATTGAAGATCGATCGATCCCGTTTAAGGGTTCTGCGGGCGTTTTTGACCCGATTTTGCTTGAAGCGGTTATCCGCTGGCACGCCACCGCCAGCGCGGAGTTGATGCCAGCCAGCGGGCCGGTGAAAACGCAGATTATCGGCCAGCCCAGCAGGGAAATGGAAGAGAAGGCGTCTCGCGTTAAAGAATTTATGAACTACTACCTGATGGAAGGTGCGCCGGAGTGGGTTGAGCAGAACGACCAGATGCTGTT